CTACATACATTCAGAAACAGAGCAGAGGTAAAAAAGAAGGCTGACCTAGCAGCAGAAATCATTCCCCAGACACATAGCTGGGACAGTGTTGTCCAAAGACTGTATAGCAAAGTAGGCGAACTCGTTCCTGGCACAGGCTCAGAAATTTACAGCAAAGCACTAATGTCAGGAGATACTAATGGGTTGGTATAAGAAGCAAGACGGTAGTTTAATTTTCTCAGAAAAAGATCCTTCTTGGGTTGAAGGAGGCATCGAAATCCGATGCCCAGGCAAATTCAGGAAACTATTTCTTATGCTAAGGCAGGAACATATGCCTAGTGTAGGAATGTTTATGGAAATCGCCTGTGCAGACTGCGCCAAGGAAGCTAAGGCAGCAGGTCTCGGAAAGGTTAAACGAGCACTTCATTACTACGATGGCTTAGGTAACTGCGTCACTACCAAAATAGTCTTTGATGATAATACTGCCGATTAAACTCTTTAGGAAGTAGAGGGCTAGGATTCCCTCTCAGGTCCCAATTACGGACAGAAAGGGAAGAACAGTGGCAGGAACTAATTTTGAGGGCTTCTCAGTAAGCCACGCCGCAATTCTTGACGGTACAGATGGTACCGAAGAGGAGTTCGGTGACATTTATGGTGTACGTTCTGGAACAATTGCTGCTGATACCGGTAACTACGATAACACTGGTGACGACTACGTATTGTCATCATGGTTCTGGCTGAACTTCGCCACCGTTACTGTTGAAGCTGGCTATCTACCATTCCGTACTATTCAACTTCTATCAGGTGCATCATTGACCTCCTCAGGCACAGGTCAGGGTACTACTTACAACCTAGGTCTATGGGAAGAGGATTCCGTAAACCAGCCAGCACGTCCTATGTTGATTCGTTGCCCTTCAAGGGACAGCGATGGACAGATTCGAGTTATGGACTTCATCCTTTACAAGGTGATCTTCGGTCCTATTAACTTCACCGGTCCTTCATACAAGTCTGGTCTATTGCTTAACTACACAGGTCGAGCAGTTATCTCAGACAAGGATGAGAAGGGTCAGACCCTTACTAAGCGTGCTATTGGCCGCATCGTAAACCGTGCAGCCTGATAAATAAAAACGATTAAGTCCAAGAAGTCCAGGAGGCTATAATGGCAAAAACAACAGACATTGAAGTAATTACTGCTGAGGGTGATACCGTAACCCTTGCTTCCGGCACAGAGGTGGTTATTCAGCCACTAAAGGCACGACAGTTCTTCAAGCTACTACGTATCATTACTCATGGTGCTGGTGGAATGCTTCTTAATGTGAAGTTCTCACCAGATGACAATCCTGAGGAGTTTGGTGCTAAGCTTCTAGCACTTGTCGGTTTTGCTATTCCTGATGCTGATGAGGAAGTTATTGACTTCCTACTTTCCATGGTCAAACCAGCCGGTGAGAAAACAGGTCGTACGCTTAACAAGCAAGATAGAGAAGCTAATAAGGCTTTGGTTGATCAGCTCGTTGAAGAGCTTTATAACCCTGAACTTGAGGACTTGGTAACTCTTATTGAGGCTATTGTTCTGCGTGAAGCTGAGGATCTTCAGGCGTTGGGAAAACGACTAATGAAAATGTTCGATCTAGCGAAGAAGACAGGTCAGATCCCGGAGACTCTAACAGAGAACTGATCCTAGCGGAGTCTATTCCTAATATACCAGGTATTGAACTCGTAGGTACTTTTGCTATGGCTTTTGACCTCATCAGCTCAGAATATGGTTGGGATGATGAGGTCATTCTCGATAAGACTCTACGTCGTATTCGTCAGATCTTAGCAGCTATCACCCTGAGGCGCAAAGAGCGTATCAGGCAGGAAAGACTTATCGTATCCTGGCAGACTAGAAGCTTAGCTATGGTAATGGCCGGATCTGGTGGAAATGCAAATGAGAGTATTATGAAATTTGCTTCGACGCTGACGATAGATAATGATGAGTACAGAGAGTTCAATAACGAACAACCAATAGAATCTAGAGCACCTAAACTACCTGTTCATGCCTCTACACAGGATGAGGCTACAGAAGCCAACTATGCTAAGGCAGCAGATAGGAACAGTTTTGAAATGCTAGAGATGATGGCCTTAGGTATGTCAAGAGCAGCACCAGGCCAGTAAATACGTAACCTTGGAGGTAGCGCGGTAATGACAAGTCCAGGATCAGAGCACGTCTCTCGTTATCGCGCCCTCGGAGAATTCGATAATCTAGTACGTGCAGCTAAAGAAGCAAAGCGCGCATTGAAAGAACTGCGCGAAGAGGAATCTAAGCTTAATGCCGAATCTCTCAAGGGAGATAAGGAAGCCATTGCCTCAAAGCAGGCAAGAGCTAAGGCAGAAGAGCAGAGTGCAGCAGCCGCTAAGAAATCCGTAGAAGACCTCAATAAGGGTGGTCATGCCGGAAAGTCTGGTGAGGCTGCTGGTGTTGAGTATACTCAGGGAATTGGTAAGGG